CGCGTATTAAGGCGGTGATTGCATGACGGTTGACCTGTCGAACATCGTTTATAGCGTTGTAGCGGTTTTGTCAGACGGAACACAGGTGCATTTGACCAAGGCGGCAAGCAATATCGGATGGGAAGAAAACGACAAGGAACTCGCGGTAAGGTTGAACCTTACAATAAGCGACGTTCAATTCGGAAACAAGCGCCTTGCGGCGGTTTTGTCATTGTGCACCGTCATTTATTTGTATGCGAATTACGGTATCGGGGATGTTGAAATATGGCGCGGTACTATTTGGGAGTGGGAATATTCGCAGATCAACGACAGCGATATAGTTGTTACGTGTTATGACCAATTGTATTATTTGCAGAAGTCGCAAGACAACAAATACTATGCAAAAGGGAAAGGCACAAAAACGATCATAACCGATATTCTCACATCATGGAGTGTACCGATTGGGACATATGCGGGTCCTGATGTCAAACATGCAAAGATATTGTACAAGAACAAAACAATATCTTCAATGATTATCGAAACGCTCGACGATGCAAAAAAGTTGGGTGGCGGGAAGTCGTTGGTTCGCTCGTCAAAGGGCAAGGCTGAAATAGTAAAGTATGGCGCGAACGAAGATGTGTTTGTGTTCTCTGCGGACCATAACCTTGTGATGAGTTCTGATAAATATAGTATGGTCGATTTGGTGACACGGGTTGTCATCGTCGGTAAAGAAGACAAGAACGGAAAGCCCAAGGTTCAGGCGACATTGAATGGGAAAACAGAATACGGAATTTTGCAGCAGATTCATTCGCGTGGTGATTCATCGCTTTCAGAAGCAAAAAAAGAAGCGCAGGAAATACTCGATGAAAAGGGATCGCCGAAACGAACGACAACGCTTCGATCCCCGGATTTGCCGTTTTTGCGGAAGGGCGATAAGATTTACGTCGAGACAGATTCGATGACGGGATACTTTTTCGTCAAGGGCGTTTCGCACAGCGCGACAAATGGACAGATGAACATGGAGGTCGAGCCGGTATGAGTGGCGGACAGAATTCCCCGGGATTAAGCAAACTTGCGAGCGTAATTAAGGGGATCGCAAAAGGCGAACAAGACACGACGCCGGTATTGGACTTCGGGGAGATTCGAGAGGATTACAGTTTGCTATGCAACATGTATTCCATACCGATACCCAAGAGCGATTACCAGATATGCAGGTATTTGACGTATGGCGACAGCGAAACAAAAACGACGAGCAGCGTTTCGGTGGGCGATCATGGCGGACACAGCCACACGGTGAGCATCGTTCGCGGGAAAGATAAGAAAGTGAGCGCCGGCGACCGCGTTTTGGTGGCTTGGGTCGGCGATGATCCTGTTGTTATCGACGTGATATTACCTGCGGAAGACGTGTTTTAATTGGGGGTGCTAAAATGGCGGACGCATTGTATCCCGTGTTTGAAATCCCTTCGGTGACGGCGATCAGCACGGAAGCGCAGCGCGAGTATAAGCCGTCGCCTATGTTTGATTACGAAAAGGGCGATTTCGTCAGAGACGGCGCGAACCGCATTGTAATGTGCGATGGGTACGAGGGGTTCAAACAGTGGTGCATTAAAGCCCTTAAAACGGAGCGTGGCTCGTGCTTGACATATTCGGGTGTAGGAATAGAGAGCGAGGCGGCATCAGCCGAGAGCGGGCGTCTGGCGGTTCAGGCGGCTTATGAGCGGACCATTACGGAAACGTTGCTCATGAATCCCAATACGGAGCGGGTGAAAAACTTCGAATTCGAATGGGATGCAAATGAGCTTCAGATCAGCTTTACGATTCAGGCGCGCGATTGGGTCGCGTTCAACATCGAACTTAGCGTTGTGGCGTAGGAGGTGAACAGCATGGAAACGGATACCACATATACGCCGCCCGTGATGCTCGAAGAGATTGACGATGAAGTGATTCACGCGCGGATGATGGAGGCGTTGCCCGGAGACATTGACAAAACCGAAGGCGGATTCGCATATGACTTCACGAAGCCCGCGGCACTAGAAAAAGCGTCGATGATGGTTGACTTGAACGAAGCGATTCAATTGTTCTTCCCTGCGTGGTCGTATGGCGTATGGCTTGACCAGATCGCATCGACGGTCGGGTTGAGCAGGAAGGCGGCAAATCCCGCGACGGGAGTATTGACGATTAAAGGCGTCGAAGGTACGACGATCGCGGCGGGCTTTTTATTCGCAACGCCATCGACAAGCGCAAACCCGAACATAGAGTTTGAGGCGACGGAAACGGTGGTCATTGGAAGCTCGTTGTATGCGTCGGTTCCTGTAAAATGCGTGGAGGCGGGACCGGTCGGCAACGTACCGGCAAACAGCGTTACGCTCATGGTTTCCCCTATCGGCGGAATTGCGACGATCACAAACGAATCAGCGTTCACGGGCGGCGCTGACGAAGAAGACGATGATACATTGCGCGAGCGGATACAGGAGCGCGACCTTGATTCGGAAGCGTCTTTCGTCGGCAACATCTCGGATTACAGACGGTGGGCGAAAGAAGTATCTGGTGTCGGGGATGTCATAGTGATGCCGGAATGGATGGGCAAGGGAACAGGAACGATTAAGCTCATTATCATGGACAGCAACGGATCACCGGCAAATCAGACCATATTGGATGCGGTGTATGAATACATCATGTCGCCGGAAGATGAAGACGGTCGCAAAGCTCCTGTCGGAGCAATTTTGACGGTCGCGACAGCGCAGCTTGTTGTGATTTCAATCGGCGCAGAGGTTTTGCTTGAAGATGGTGCTGATGTCGGGACGGTCACGGCGGCTTTCAAGTCGGCGTTCGAAGCGTATTTCGCGGAGGCAAAAACGGAAGGCGCGGTGCGGTATACGCGCGTGGGCAGCATTTTGAGCATGACGGAAGGCATTGTTGATTACGCATCGCTTACTTTAAACGGAGCATCAGCAAATATCGCCATTGACAAAGACGAATACCCCGGAACCGGGGATATAAGTTTGGTGGTGGCGACATGATCGAATTGCAGGAAAGAATCTTGACAACTGAAACTTCGAAAAGAATGCTCAAAATGGTATCGCCCATATACGACAATAGCTATGTCGGGTTATGGCTCATCGAAACCATCGGGCGCGAGTACGAAGGATTATGGGGGATCATAAATTCGTTCCCATTGCAGTTGGCGCCGGACACCGTAACATGGGCAATTGAGCTTTGGGAAAAGCGGTATGGGATTTCGCCGGATGAAACAAAAACGATTGAGCAGCGGCGAGCGGCCATAATCACGATGCGAAGTGTGCCAAGGCCGTTGACGCCCCATTCGTTGCGCGCGCGGCTCTTTGATTTAACGGGACGATGGGCGGAGATCGACGAACACATTGGGGATTTCACATTTGGGGTCTACCTCGAATCCTCGGATGGCATGCAAATTTCGGATTTTACGGGCCTGTTGAAGTACATCGACAAGCACAAACAGGCGCACATGTCATACGAACTTTGGTTTCAAACGTCCCAAAGCATCAGAGTGTCGGTAAGCACGGGATATTGGGCATTGCAATACCCGATGACCGGCACGGCAGATGCGGGCACGCTGCCGGACACAAGCATGATCGGAGGCAGCGTAAGCCCAGGCATTCGCGCGTCGCCAGCAATCAGCGGGTACAAATACGATTACGGGATGTGCGGAACCTTGGCGTGCGGCGCGAGCGGATAAGAAAGGGGTGAGAAGGTATGTTGACAGCGACCGCGTTGAATTCGTTGCGCGATTGCATACAGAACAATATTTCGTATGCGAGATACAAAGTCGGCAGCACGTATTATACCGCAGAGATACGGAGTTCGTATGTGATGAGCGATGGAAGATTGGCGATAACGTTTATCATCGATCACACGTTGCCCGGCGACATAACGGTATCGGAAGTGCAATTGTACGACCATAACGGCGTGATGTGGGCGAGCAAAGCTGAAAGCATTGTGCGCAAGGCGTTGCAGCAGGGCATTTTGTATCGGTTTACGTTTTCGGTCGCGGAGGGATAGGAGGTGAAAACAGGTGCCATACAAGATTACGGGATGGAAAGATCACGTCGTGCAAAGGCCCAAGACGTATACAATCGTCGATAACCCGGATGGATCAAAGACGTTGGTTGACGCTCCGGGCGAAACCATTCAGCAAGGCACACCGATGAGCGCGACAAATTTCAATAACGCTGAAACGGGCGTGGCAAATGCGAATTTCGGATTTGATGCGCTTTTTTCATACGTGTTCTTGAAAATCGGGCACTCCGGGTATTCGCTCGAAGGGTTAGAGGTGGCGTTGAAGGCTTACGCGGACGCGGCGAAAGCAGAGGCAAAAACATACGCCGATCAGGGCAAGGCGGAAGCAAAGAGTTATGCGGACGGGATTGTAGCCCCGGTATCGGCAAACGTCGCAACGCTGTTCAGGGAAATGGTATGGCTGAAAACGGCGGTCAATTTGTTCATTTCGACCACTCAAATGGAGCAGCGCAAGCAGGATGACCGAATCGTGGCGCTCGAAGCGTATGTAACGGCGCACCCATAACAGAATGGAGGGGTTTTCATGTACCAGGTTTTGAGGAATTACCTTGAAAACGCCGCATACACGATGGACGATGCGCGCGAGCGCATCAATTACGCCGTGTCAAGCGGCGTCATCACGGCGGCACAGGCCGAAGAACTTTTGACGTTTGCGGAAACGCATGCGAGCGGCGGCACGGTTGGCGAGAAGGTGCGCACGCTCGAAGAGCGCATGGATGATGTCGAAGCGGCACTCGTGGAACTGGCGGGCATCATTGCCGAAATTGCGGGTTAACGGAGGTGCGAAGCATGGCTAAAATTTATTTTCGTAGGATCAAGGCGGAGCTGATGACCATTGAGGAAGTGCCCGAGCGGTGGCGCGCGGAGGTACAGCAGATGCTTGACGAAGAAGGCATTTCGCCTCCGCAGAGCGGGAGCGGCGGCGAAGGCGATGCCGGAACGGAGGGATAAGAAATGCCTACGGCTTTAGACGCATTGGAGTTCCTCGCACAACAGCTTGGAAACGTGGTGAAGTATGACGCCAGCGGCAACCCGTCGATTTTCGTGCCGTTCCCGAAGATCAAAGCGATTGATTTGGACGCGAGTTTGCCGGATCATGTACACCCCGCTTTCATCGTGAATGGCGTGGAATATGACAGGCTCCTTATCGGGAAGTACATGGCATCGGAACTTTCGGCTGGCGGTACGCTATACAGTTTGCCGAACATGCCGCCCCGCGTTGAATTCACAGCAGATACATTCCTTACGCGCATGCGCGCGTTCGGAGGCGGGGCAAGCGGGAAGACAGTTGCGGAGAGCGGCCTCATTCTGTTGATGGCAAAAAAGTACGGGTGGGTCCCGAAGGGCAACAACAACTACGGCGTCGATTACCGCGACGGTACGATGTGGGAATTGGCGAAGGCGTACACGGTCGGGACGAAGCGCGTATTTCAGGGCGTTGAATATAGCTGCTTGGTCGCGCACACGTCGGCATGGGAGAACAGGCCGGACATAAAGCCGACGTATTGGCAGCGCGGAAACCGCATCGGCGGCGTGCCTGTTGCATCGCAGATTTCGAGCACTGTACCGAACGGATACAACACGCTTACGGGATCTGGACCGATGAGTTGGATGCTGGACGGCACGGCCCGCAGCCTCGCGGATATTGTGGGCAATGCATATGAGCAAGACTACGGGTACAGGATTTTCGACGGCGAGATTCAAATCATTCAGGACAACAACGCAGCACATCCCACCGCTGACTTGTCGGCGGGCAGCGCGGCATGGCGCGCAATCTTGCCGAACGTCGGGGACAATGGGCATACGTTGGTTGCCCCCGGTACACCGGGCACGCTCAAATGGGATGCGAGCGCGGCGACGAGCGGATACCCGATCCTTGATACGGTCGTGAACATTCGAACGACCGATTCGGCGTCGCGTGCGTTCAAAGACCTTACGCGGAACACGACCAACGTACCTTACGTGCCGTATATCCTGCAAGAGCTTGGGTTGTTCCCCATCAGCGGCGACACAACGCAAGGCAGCGTATACATTCGCAATGATGCGGGCGCGGAGTTCTTCCCGCGGCGCGGCGGCTACTATAAATACGCGAGCAGCGCGGGGTTGGGCTGCGAGAGCGTCAACGGCACGCGCGGCGGCACTTACATCTACAACGGCGCGCGGCCCGCTTTTGTAGAACTGGCATAACTGGATACTGAGCACTGGAAAGGGGCGCGCTTATGCGCGCCCCCGGTCCCCCGTTCCCCGTTCCCCTCACTTAGCGGTCAAACAAGCATCGCGGGAGGTTTATATATGGCTGACTTAGCTATAAAAACTAAAATATTGGATATGTTGCCGTACATGGATGACAGGCTCAAAAATTTCCCGAGGGAACAGAAAATGTCGTTGACGGTGCGCATACGGAACACCGGATACGACATGCTGGAATTGAGCAGCAACATAGCGTCGGGATATTTCAATGCGTCAACGGTCAACGCATTGGACAAGAAAAACGCGGAGTTGAAATTGTACATAGAGTACGCAATGAAGCGACAATACATATCGACGCACCAATATAAGGTTTGGCTTGCGATGCTGGTTGAGATCGGAATGATGATCGGTGGGCTGAAAAAGGCATTAGACGCGAAGCGTGTTCGCAATAATGCGGGGAATAAGCCATAAGTTTGTGCGCCTTTGGTGTTGTGAGTTCTTCCCGCGGCGCGGCGGCAACTATAACAACACGAGCAACGCGGGGTTGGGCTACGAGAACGTCAACAACACGCGCGGCAACACTAACATCAACAACGGCGCGCGGCCCGCTCTACCACCTGCCAGATGTTGCGCGGCTACGGCTACGCTCCCAGCGCGGGTAGAGGTAAAGGGGCTTATTTCCTTTGACGATGCGGGAACGCATCGTCAAAAACATGTAGTGCCGCGAAAACGCCCGAAGGAGGCGACGCAGAAATGCGACGCGCGGCGAGGTGGCAATATGCGTAAGGAAACGAACGTGATCGAGAGGATAGCGGATTTTGATAATCTGCTGAACGCGGCAAGGTTGAGCTCAAAGGGGAAGCGGTATCACAGCGAGGTTTTGAGCTATCAACAGAACATCGGCGAGAACCTTCTTACTTTGGAAAGACGGTTTTTGAACGATGAGTATGTGACGGGGCCGTATCACGAGCATTACGTATTTGTACCCCAATGGAGGCTGGTTCATATACCGCCTTTCAACGACAGAGTAGCACAGCAAGCGATATATCAGGTCATCGGACCGATTCTCGACAAGCAGTACATTTACGACAGTTACGCATGCAGGAAGGGCAAGGGATCGCTTGCCGCAGCGGACAGACTGCAATATTGGCTTCGGCAGATAAGCAGAAAACCGGACGCGGAGAAATGGCATGCTTGCAAGATGGACGTTGCGAAGTTCTTTTACCGGATCGACCATGATAGTACGTTGTCGATATTATCCCAATATGTCGATGACCGCATATTCATGAACACGATGGAAAGGATTATTCGATGCGAGCATACGCCGTTCGGATTACCGGAGGGCAGAACATGCAGAAACACGACAAGAGAAGAGAGGTTGTTTAATGTCGGTATCCCGATAGGAAGTTTGATGAGCCAGACGGTCGCAAACATGGACATGAACGAAGTTGACCAGTATGCGAAACACGTTTTGCACATTCACTTCTATGTTCGATATATGGATGATATTGTGATACTGCACAACGATTTGAAGCAGCTTCACGAATGGATGGAGGCAATTAAATCATTCATGTATGATCGATTGAAGTTGAAGTGCAATAGCAAGACAGGCATTGTTCAATTATCACACGGAATTGAATTTGTCGGCTATCGCATTTGGGCAACCCATAGGCTCCTTCGGAAAAAGACAGTTCAGCACATGAAAAACAGCTTGAAGCAACTCGTTCAAGTGTATGCGCACGGAGATATTCAACTTGATTACGTGCAGCATGTGCTTTCGTCGTACTTCGGATTGTTGAAGCATTGCGACAGCTATTCGATTCGACGATGGATTTCAGACAACATCGTTTTTTCGAGGGACGAAAAGACAAACGATGTACCAGAGTTGCAAAGCGGAGAAATTGGCTCGTTGATTCGAGATACGGAGCCGGAAGAGGGTGATTTTTGTGAGACCGCATAAGCTGAAAACAAATTCGCCGCGAGATCAGCCCGGCAAACGGTTTTATGCTATTACGGTAAGCGAAGATGGGTTAGTGGACGTGTACCTTTTCCCAGCCGGAAGCAACCCAACGCCTATCGCGCGCGTTGTTCGTGGCATTGAACCACAAAACGACCTCGAAACCGACATACGCGCCCGATTCGATGCGCGGTGCGCGAGCGGAGAAGCGATTACGATATTTTGATGAACCGGGCGCATGGGCGCCATTTTTCGTTGGAAAGGAGAGTGTCTATGAACATCGCGGAAGTAAAGGAACAGGCGGTATTAGCCGCACTCGCATGCGTTGGCTTGAAGTATTCCCAGCCCAAACGCCTTCAAAAGGATTACCGAGATTGCTCTTCGCTGGTTGCGCGGGCGTTCGGCGCGGCGGGGTATGAATGGGGATGCAACGGCAGACCGGTTCCTCGCTCGTTGGAGGAAGTATACGAGGATGGGTTTGAATTGTTGTGGCCCGCCAGCTATGCGGACATCGGCAAGAAACTCCCTACCACAAAGTCGATTCGTGTTTCGGCTGATCCCCAGCGCGGCGATTTGCTGTTCGCTGCTACAAAGGGAACCGCATCAACACGCAAGAACAAAATCGAACACGTGGTCATGTTGACAAGCCCCACTCGGATCGTACACGCGCGCGGCACGGCATACGGGGTGCGCGAAGACAATGTAAGCCTCTATGACGCGAAGATTTGCGCTTTAACGCGCTTTAATCCTGCTTGCGACCTTGTGCGCGGGCACATCGGAAACCGCGTCAAGGCATTGCAAACCGCGTTGAATAAGGCGGGCGCGGCCCTCGCGATCGATCGCGATTTTGGCCCGGCAACCGAGGCGGCAGTCAAGAAGTTTCAGTCGGTGAACGGTTTGCCGGTGACGGGCCGGGGCGATGCGGCTACCCGGAAGGCGTTGGGCATTACGGAGGATTGGACAACCACCAGACCGACGCTCAAACGCGGCAGCAGCGGGAACTATGTCAAGGAATTGCAAACGCTGCTGAACAAAGTCGGCGGGTATAGCCTCGAAGTCGATGGAGATTTCGGGCCGCTGACAAATGCGGCGTTGCTTGATTATCAGGCGAAACAGGGCATAAACGACGATGAGGTTTGCGGGCCTGTCACATGGGCGCACCTGCTGGGCGAGACGGACGATGGAGAGAAACCGGCAGAGGATGATTTTTACATCAAGGTCATCGCGGCAAAGTCGGCGAACGTGCGCGTTGCACCCGGCACCGGCGCAAAAAGCCGAGGCATCGTACTGAAAGGTGCGATTCTTAGGGCGACCGGATCGGTGAAGGTGATCGACGGGACGAAGTGGTACAACGTTATTTACGACGGCGAATCGTGCTGGATATCTGGCAAGATGGCAGAGCTCCATGCGGGTTCTGTTGAAACCCCGGATGAGAACGCGCCGGTCGCGTATGAGGTCAAAGGGAAGATACCCGACATCAGCAAGTGGAATGGCAAGATCAACTTCGCGAAAATGGCGGCGGAAGCTGATTTCGTGATTGCTCGGGGCTTGTGCCGCATCACAAAAGATGTGATGATTGACACTTATGCCAAGGACATGACGCAGAACAAGATACCGTTCGGCGTTTACAACTTCACCTACGCGGCAACGATTGCGGAAGCCAAGAGAGACGCGAAGCTTTTCTTCGAGGCAACGCAAGAGTACAAGCCATTGTACTACGTACTGGACGCGGAGGTTTCGTCGGTCACCAAGGAAATCATTGTGGCATGGATCGAAACCATACGCAGCCTCACGAGCGCGCCGGTTGGATGTTATGTCGCGCATCACATGTACGCAAAGTACAAGTACAAGGAAATCGCCCATTTGCTTGATTTCACATGGGTTCCCCGGTACGGGAAGAATTCGGGCGCGCCTGAGACGAAGCCCAGCTACCCGTGCGACCTGTGGCAATTTACAAGTATGGGCAAGATCGCTGGTATACCTGGGCGCGTTGACCTCAACATGATCATTGGTCAAGGGAAGAATGTGGAGTGGTTCAGGGGTGAAAAATGATGGCCCTTACTGGATTTGGCATTCATTTGACATTGACCGAATTGCTCATGATCGGAATCCTGCTGGTTTTGGTGTCGTGGTTCATCGTTTTTAAGCGGTGGTCAGCGCGGATTGAACGGCAGATGCGACAACACGCAGCGATCGAACATGCACACATTTACGCGCAACAAGCGGAGCGAATGTTTCGGGTCGGACCCAAGAACGACGGTGCAAAGTTGGAATACATCATTGAATCAATGGATATTCCCCCTGAAAAAAACGACGTGGCGACAGCCGCGTTGTTTTTTGTGCAGAGATCGACCGAGCCGTTCACGCAATGCAGAAAGGAGGATTAGCTGTGGATGGGAGAAGCGATAACGTCGTGGGGCAAATACGCTAGTTCGATTTCTGCGATAATTGCATTGCTGACTTTGGTTTTGTGGAAGCCGATTCAGAATGCACGAAAGAGGCATAAGCAGAAGAAAGCCGACGAAGAGGAATTTCGCAAGAAGGTTCTGCACGATCTCGACGGCATAAAAAGCGTTGTAGAGAGCACGCGCGATGATGTTGCGGATTTACAATGCGACAGGTTGAATCAGGCGCACGATTACTGGATTGAAAGAGGATATTGCCCCACGGACACAAAGAACGTGCTTTGCAAGATGTACAAAAGTTACCACGGCAAGGACCGCAATCACCTTACGGTGCGGTACGAAGAAGACATATTGGAGCTGCCCAACGAGCCGCAGGAGCGGTTCACGAAAGGAGAAACGGCATGAACATTGACCTTACTCCCATTTTCCAAGCAATCATCGCTTTGCTGGCGGCGCTTGTCACATACAAGCTCATCCCGTGGATCAAGAGCAAAACCACGCAGGAGCAGCAGAAAAGTTTGCTCGCCACGGTGAACATCCTCGTGTTCGCGGCGGAACAATTGTACGGGGCCGGGAAAGGCCCGGAGAAGTTGCAGTACGTCAAGGACAAGCTCGGGGAACGCGGTTACGACATCGATATTGAGGCGATCGAAGCGGCGGTGAAGGATTTGAATTTGCAGCAAGCGTTCACCTCAACCACAGGGATCACGGTTTACACCTCCGGCGAAGCCGAGATTGAAGACGAAGACGAAGAACCAAAGCAGAGCGGCGACGGCGCGGATGCGTAGCGCCGTCGCCAACAAGTGAAGACGATGCGCCCCTTTGGTCGATCAGACCGGAGGGGCGCCTTATTGTTTATTTCATGTTAAATCCCAAGGTTTCCTGTTGACTTCGATACTCTAAAGTATTATAATCAAAATCAGAAAGAGGACAGCAAGGAGGGCATGACAGTGAGCAAATACGATTCCATCGAAACCGCCAAAGACCTCGTTCGGGAGGTCGCCGCCCACGGATTGAGCACGGCGCAGGAAGACATTAACCGGGCGCAGGACATCTTCGGACGTTCAACCATCGACGAACTTGCCGCTCTCGCGAACGACATCGGGCGCAACAACGCGAACGGCGAGCCTGACCCCAAGGGTTCGTGGAGCAGCAGCCGCAAGCCGACGCAGGAAACCTTCTACTTCATCGCTTTCAACATTTGGCATTGGAGCGACGCCGTGAGCTTCTTCAATGAACATACCGGGACCGATAAGGCCGAGGCCCGCCGCCTCGCCAAAGAAAACAAGGAACTTTCGACGGAATTGGAAGCCGTTTCTGGCGACCGCGATACGTGGATGCAGCGCGCAAACCTCAGCGCCGAACGCGCCGTGGCGCGTGCGAATGAAGTTGACAGTCTCAACGCCAAGCTCCGAGAGAAGGACGCCGAGATCATGGCCCTGAAAGCCAAGCTCTATGACATGATGATGGTTGGGGCATAGCCCCAAACGACAAGCAAAGGGGCGGCTTTCGCCGCCCCGGAAAGGGGTATGGCATGTTGCAGAAAAAGACGTTGCCAGCGAAGTATCAAGTACTCACAGGCATGCTCATCAACGCACGCGAAAAGGCGGCGGCGGTGCTTGAAACGGAGGACGGCGGGACGGCGAACTTTGATGCGCTCGAAATCAAGCTCCCAAGGTGGCGCGAGGACTACGTGAAGGAGGCGGCAGAAAGGGCGGGTTTTTCGGTTTTCACGCATGAGTATTGGGGAAGCAAGTGGTTCGTTTTCGGGTGCAGCACCGAAGGATGTCAAGGGAATGCGCGAACGCGCCATGCTGAAGCGATGGCCAAGCTCTTGAAGGACTTCGGATACGAAGCATCGGTTTATTACCAGATGGATTGAATAGGCGTAGAGGGCATTTAAGAGCGTTAAAGGCGGTTCTGGAATATGGGCATTGACTTATTCTTTTTGATGTGGTACTGCTAAGCAGGAGGCGGTTATATGGGTTTCGAGGATTTGACGGGGAAAAGGTTTGGGCGGCTGGTGGCGCTATATTGTTGCGACAAACTCATGTCGCGCCGATATTGGATGTGCGAATGCCAATGCGGGAACCGCAAGCCTGTTCGTGAGGATTCGTTGAAGACCGGCAGAACAATTTCTTGCGGGTGCGCGGCACACGACGCAGCGGCTAAAATGGCAGCGGCGCAGTTTACCACACATGGCATGACAAATACCAGAATATATCGAATATGGCGCGGGATGAAAGCACGGTGTTATTGCAAAAGCGGGTCAAGCTACGGCATGTATGGCGCAAAGGGTATCACCGTTTGCGATGAATGGCGCAGAAGCTTCGAGTGTTTTTACGAATGGGCAATGGCAAACGGATATGCGGACGATCTAAGCATAGATCGCATTGACGGACGCAAGGGGTATTACCCGGAGAATTGCAGATGGGCAACAAGCAAGGAGCAAAGAGAGAATCAGCCACAGGTTGAAATTACGTTTGGCGGGATCACCCGCACTTTACAGGAATGGGAGGGCATCACGGGCATCAAGTACGCGACGCTGCTTTGGAGGTATCATCAAGGTTGGAAGCCGGAACAGATTTTGGACAAGCGCGATTTTTCAGAGGACACACGGTTTTCAACCGATCGGAACACGGTATATCAGGCGGAATAAAAACGTGGTAGTGGCTACCACGTTTTTACCACGCTTGACGCGAACGGAATGAACTGGATGGACAAATCAAGGCAGTTGCCGAGATGACGGAGCGGCGCGACAAGATGCAGAAGGAGCACAGAATGCCCGTAATTCAAAGGTTTTTAGACAATTAAAGGCCCCCTGTGAAGCCTTCGCTTCAAGGGGGCCTTGGTCGAGGTGACAGGATTTGAACCTGCGACCTTTTGGTCCCGAAACACATAGTCATAGGTGCATATTACTCAAATAACTGTGTATTCGGTGAATATTCGTGGTAAATTTGGTTCGGAACCGCATATTCATTCATCATCGCGATTTGCCCTACCACGTTTTTACCACGCAGGACCAAATTATAGCTGAATTTCGTCATCTACGATGCAGTCGGCATACTCATTGTAGTCGGTTTTAAACCATGCGTCAAGGTAGTTTGTGAGCAGCGCGCGGGAGGTATTTTCGCGTTCTTCGGAAAGGTGGGTGTATAGGTCAAGCGTCATGCGAATGTCGGCGTGGCCAAGGTAGTATTGCGCGGCTTTGACGGGCACGCCCGCGTCATACAAAGCGGTTGCGAAAGTATGGCGGAGATCATGCGCCCTCGTCGAGAAAATGGTATACTCGCGCCCTTCTTTTTTCGCCTTTTCAATTTTCTTTTCAAGGGATTCCCTTCGTCCCTTTTGCTTTATGGGTTCATTGTTCAAGATGCGCTGCATGGCAAGATTGAAGCCGTCCCATCCCCGCTCAAAGGCAGAGAGGGATAGTTGCTTGCCCTTCGCCGACACGCAGACACGGCCAATGCGTTGTTCGGACGGCACGGATTTGAGCGCGTCATAGAGCGGCTGGCAGATCGGCAACACGCGAATTCCTGCGCTGGTTTTGGTTCGGGGTTTTACGGCAGTTTGGTTTTTCTTGACCACGGCGGCTTCCCTAACGAAGATTCGGCGCTTTTCAATATCGATATTTGACCAGTTCAGAGCGATCATTTCGCCCCGGCGTAGTCCACACAGCAACATCAACATAGCCCAAACGCCGGAGCGGTGTTCGTGCCAGTGTTCAAGGATGCAATCGGATTCCCAGCGATCAAGCGCCCGGTGCGAACCATCGGTCCCTTCGGGCATTGCAAGCTCTTCGGCGGGATTATCGGGGATGATTTTGTTGCGGCGCGCTTTCTTGAATACCTGCACTATGACGGCGTAGTATTTTTCGATGGTTGACGCCGACATATCAGCAATCGAATCAAGTTCTTCCTGTAAATCGGATTCATGTATGGACTTTATCAGGCGATCGCCAAGAGCCTTTTTTAAGCGGTTTATAGGCACTTTATACCCCGTTTCATAGTCGGGGTTGACCTTTGTTTTATAACGGGCATACCATTCATCAACCCATTCAGAGACGGTCATTGTTTCGCGGTTGGCGGCAATGCCGAGTTTGCGGATGCGTTTGTATTCGTCGCGGTTGAAACTCGCTTCCTCGCGAGTATGCCCATAGAAGAATTTTCGATTGGGTGAGCCGTCAGGTTTACGACCGTCAGTCCATGAGACTTGAATCAGGCCGTCAGGACGTTCGCCTTTGCGCTTCCTCTTTTTTTGCGGAGCATCAGAGTTCATTTTATAACCATCCTAAATGAATACTTATAGATTCGATATATCGTTTACTTGTATCTGTATTGATGTGTACGCTATATAGATTCTTGCTACTTTTCAATGCGTCTAGGTTGTCAAATACATATGATGAATCAAGTAGCAAGAACGAACCATCATCGGACCGGTAGTAGTACGCTTCGTCATTATAGAACATGCGCGCTCCGGTATTTAATATTGTTACATAATCATCGATGCTTTGACCGGGATACATTCCGTTAAACAACCTAAATTCAGGAGATTTTATTTCGATCCCAACAACCGTAATGTCATTAGTGTATGCGGCATAAGCAGATTCACAAAACGGCGTAATAACATCTTCTATTTCAGACAATCTATCGTAAAGGTCATCGCCTTCGAGTTTTCGTATTATGCGGTTAAATCCCATAATCTTAACATCTACTCCGTATTTATCATCGATGGCTTGATACATTTCATTCATTATATCTAGCAGTATTGAGTTATCATACGTGATAGTTAGCGAACCATATGATAGTTTACAGCCAAAGCCATTTATTCCAAGATCAAAAAACGAACCGAAATTCAACAGTTTTGATTCTTCTGCGGGACTTAGGCTATCGCCGAGCGTTTGATCTTTGCTTGCATTCGGCGCAGTATACGGCACCGAATCAGGCGACGCCCCAAGGATTGTTTCAACATCTTTTCGGTTCATGCCGATTGATATTGGGGAGCCATTAGGGGATAGCACGCCCAGAGCATCAACGGTTGAATGTGCCACCCACAGGTCGGCGCACGCAGAAATTCCAAGAAATGGTGCAAAAAGTAGTGAGGCACAAATCAGGATCGAAGCAACGAGCTTCATCATCATGCGCTCCTTTCGTCTGTCCTTATATTAAGGAAGAAAACGAAGCAGTAACCCGTAACGTAACCGGTTATTCATGGGTCAGTATACGGTAGTCATTTGGGGTAGTAACCCACATACCCTTGTGGTAGGTATGGTAGGTAGGTACTGGTATATATTTTCATATTATTTAAGGCCCCCTCTTATAAGCGTAAAGCGGTGTTTAAGATGATTCTGCCGTCGAAGAGACGCCAATCCCCTCTGCGACAACGCGACGGCGCTCTTCAATGGCGCAATTCATCACGACATGGACCCCTTCGCGGTCAAGATCACGGAACAAAGACAGAAGGTATTGCTCATCATTGGTTAGCGCAGGGGCGGCGTCTTTGTTGCCGTGTGGATTACCTTCACCTTCAAGGAGGTATTCAGGCGTCACGTCAAGGAAGCGGCATATCGGCATTATATAAGCAGCCGTCATCTCTTTGCCGCCTTTGATCCAGTTATTTACGGTGGAAGTTGCAGCGTTTAAGAAGTCGGATAGATCCTTTTGTGTTGCCCCTTTTTCTTTCAGTAAAGCGTGGATGCGCTCACCGATGCACACAAGCCCACCTCCTCAAAAAAATTTCAGAATATGGGATAATCGGTATTGACAAATTAGCTATATGGGATTATAATGCAGCCAATCAATCCCATATGGGATTTTCAGGAAATCGAGAACCCCCGCGCCGAACGCAAAGCACGGCTGACAGTAAGCAGCCATCAATAGTTTACCACATTTTGCTTGTAAGGACAATAAGCAAATGGAAAAGAAGGGAGGCATACGGCATGAGGAATGAAACGATCGTTGATAGGTCGTGGCTGGAGCGCGCCCGTAGAAAGCTCGGGCTGCGCCAATCGGAAGTCGCTGCGTATGCAGGTTGCGACGTTTCGTTTTACAACCGCGTTGAAAAAGGTCTGCAAACACCCGGCGTTGTGATCGCTCTAAAGATTTGCGATTGCCTTGGTGTCGATATTCGGAATTTCGAGCAGGAAGAAAAACTCGCATAAGGGGGTTGCTTCGATGGTGCAGAACAAGATTCGCGTGAAGTGCGCCGAGGCGGGCATATCGCAAGGCAACCTCGCGGGGCAAATGCCGGATGATGTGAACGCGGTCGCGATGAGCTTCCTCGTTGCTGGGAAAGTCTTGCCGACACGGGACGGCATGAAGAAGATGTGCGACGTTTTCAGTTGTTCCCCCATCGACATTTACGAACCGGAAGACATTGATTTGCTCGGATTGGCCAACGACGGCAAGGCAGACGAGACGGACGAAGTGGAGGAACCAAAGGATCATCTGTTTGCACGACCGGACGAAAAGAGCGGACACAAGGGCATGACCAGATTCTACACTTGGTTGAAGCCTTCGGAGAAAGAGCAGCTCGCAAAGGCTGTCGAAGCACTCGGGTATCGGAATTGTGCGGAGTGGTTCAGAGAGGCTTATAGAAGCGCGATCGACCGATACCGGCAACTCTAGGCAAAGAGGGGCAATCGCGGTGTTAAAACGCATTAAAAACATAACAGGGAATCGATTTGGAAGGATCGTAGCGGTTGCGTTCGCCGGAACAAGAGACGGGCATGCAATGTGGGAATGTAGGTGCGATTGTGGGCGGATCGTCATAATTGGATCGAACCTCCTACTCAATGGTCACACAAAAAGTTGCGGGTGCTTACGTAAAGAACATACCAGAAAGCACGGACAGACAAGGACAAGGCTTTTCAACATCTGGCGCGGGATGCATCAGCGATGCACGGACCAGAACAAGAGCAATTACAAGTATTATGGTGCGCGGGGAATCTCGGTATGCCATGAGTGGAACGAATTTGCACCATTCAAGGATTGGGCGGATGCACACGGATATGATGAGGCGCTTACGATCGATCGGATAGACCCAAACGGGAATTACGAACCGAGTAATTGTCGATGGATAAGCATTGAGGATCAGCAGCGGAACCGAAGGAACAGCAAGAACCGGAAGAATGGTTTGATTCAGCGTTGTATCGAACTGCGGTTGCGGGAGCCGCAGAACGATGTCAGCCGCGACACTTGATGTCAGGCGCATGATGCTACCTCCTTCGTCATGGCCGCTCCGCTCGGACGTGGCACAGTTCGCAAAGCGGAGCTAATGCGGCGCCCCGAACTCAAAAGGGCTACTGTAATTGTACGGGAACAGGGGGCATTTCAAAATGGCGTGTTTTTCCAATACGGACATGAAAAAGAGGCGCGAATTGCTCAAAATGAGCGCCGCAGACCTCGCGGAGAAAATCGGATGTGATCCCGGCACCATTTACAAGTACGAATCACGAAAGATCATCCCAAGCCCCGATGTCATGTATCAGATTGCCGAAGCGTTCGGCGACTTGAACGTATGGTACGACTGGATGAGGACGGAATACCCAACCAGTTACGGGCGGCTTCATCCCGAAAGTTGCGTTCGGGAATTGCCGGAAGCGGCGATGGCGATGTTCGCGGAGATCGGCGACGTGATGGACATGCAGCGCGAGGTCCTAAGAGGTTTGGCGAGCGGCGAAATAAGCGACGCCGAACTTAGGGGAACGGTTGAGAAGGAGGCAATGGAAGCACTCGGGGCCGTGCAGCGGTTTTTGAACGTCATGAAGTCACGATGCGGAACGGGGGCGAGGTAAATGCCAGCGCCAAGGCGATATTACGATTACTCGGACATTATGTCAATTTTGAGTGTGAGCAGAACGAAGGCGTGGCAGTACCTTCGGATGTTCGAGCGGTGGGGGCTGGCGTTCCGGGAAGGCAAGGTGTTGCGAGTGAGGATGGACTTTTTTGATGCGTATTTGGACAACCCGCAGGAATACGCGGCAAAGGCAGAGGCGCAGCTACGTGCTACGGCGCGCCGCAGAATGGCTTGATTGGAGGTGGTAAGCGTGCGAATCAAGGAGGGTATCGAAGATTCGGTCAAGAGCCTCGAAGAGCGGAGGGAGGCGCTTATTCGGAGGAAAGCACCGAAAGGGGTCATTGATTCGGTCGAGAAGAAAATCAAGTTCGCAAAGCAGTTGCTTGTTGACAAGGGCGAACAGGTTTCGGAAGAGCACCACGGTCACGATTGATTTGAAGGAGGTACGGAATTATGTTCATGGATGGTCGGCCGTCGCTCAAGGAGTTTGTCGAGAAGGTCGTTGCGGCGCAGGGCGAACAGTACAACGCGGTTGCGATGACGGTTGTCACCGAGGAAGGGACCTACACGGCGGTTCTCGGAAGGGGCGGATTGTTCGGCGTCGGCGGAATCGCGGTTGATCCCGATTCGCTCATGCTCGCCGTGGCGCTCAAGAAGTTCTTGGGTAACGAATTGAAGATCGCAAGCGACCTCGTCGAGCAGATGGAAGCGGACGGGAAGATAAAGAGTGCGGGCACGGGGTTCAAGGCGGTTTCGATGCATAAGACCGACGAATGCAGCGAGTGCGGACAGTGCTCCGGCGCAGATGGGTTTGCGGCAGACTTTGCGGAGATCATGGAAAGCATCTTCGGCGAAGACAGCAAGAAGTAGAGGCGAGCGGAGATGAACCCCAAAGGCAGCGAGGCGGTAGACATTTCAGGTAGGCGATATGGACGCTTGACAGTGATTCGAAGGTTTGGAACGGATGCGTCTCCAAATGGATCGTCCTACCCTACTTGGCTATGTCGTTGCGATTGTGGGAAAGAGGCGATCGTGCGAGGGTGCTCCCTCAAAAGGGGACACACACAGAGTTGCGGTTGCTTTCGGCGAGACGCTTCACGCAGGGCGGCACAGGAAGGAAGATACGAGAAACACGGCTTGACAAAAGCGGGACGCAAAGAGCGGCTGTACGGGATTTGGTCGCAGATGGTTCAGCGAACAACGAACCCAGCATGCAAAGATTTCGGGGCATATGGAGGGCGCGGAGTTGGCGTATGCGATGAATGGAAAAGCAACTACGAGGCGTTTAGAAGTTGGGCGTTGTCGAACGGGTATGACGAGACAGCCCCATTCAGCAAGTGCACTATCGATCGGATCGACAATGACAAAGGATACACCCCGAACAATTGCCGTTGGGTTGATATGAAAGTTCAGAACAACAACAAAAAGAGGGAGGCGACAACGAAGTGAACATGACGATAGAAAGGATGATTATAGAGAATTTCAAAGGTGTGAAGTCTTTGACCATCGACTTCGACGAAGTGACGCAAATCGCCGGAAGGAACGGCACCGGGAAAACGTCGATACCGGATGCGTTTTCGTGGGTGTTGTTCAATAAAGATGCGGCGGGCAACGGACCCGGCACGGATGCGTTCAGGGAAAAGCCGCTTGACGGCAGCGGGCGGGAGGTTCACAACCTCGATACGATGGTCGAGTTGCATTGCCGATTGGATGGAGCGCCGTTCATGTTGAAGCGTATTCAGCGCGAGAATTGGGTGAAGAAGCGTGGAAATACGGACGCCGTATTTCAGGGGAACGTCAGCACGTATTGGATCAACGGCGTTGAAGTCAAGCTGACGGATTTCAAGGCGCGGATTGCGGCGATTGCGTCGGAAGAGGTATTCAGGCTGATTACCGTGATGGGCGCGTTCACGTCGGGGGATTGGAAGAAGCAGCGGCAGGTGCTGTTATCAATGTCGGGGATTGACGTTGATAGCGCGCTGCTTGCGCGCGAAGAGTATCGCAGCATATGCGATCAGATCGCAGAGCGCGGGGTTACGGTGGACGAATTGCGGCAGGTCATCGCAGATCAGCGCAAGCGGATGAATCAAGAGATCACATTGTTGCCGGCGCGGATCGACGAAGTGCGGCGCATGACGCCTACCCTCAAACCCAACGAGATCGAAGACGCCAAGTGCGTTGAAGCCGATACGCAGAAGGACATTGCGAAGATCGACGAGTTCATAGCGGAATTGCGCGCGCAGAGCGGAGAAGGCAACAGACGCGAACAGCTATTCGCGCTCGAATCGGAGTTGCTTTCAATCAAGCGGAGGATGAACGACGAGTTTTTCGCGAACCGGCGTTGTGCGGAAAAGGCCCGCGACGATGCGGGCGCGGATCATCGCAGGAATACGGCGGCAATTGACGATGTGAAGCGCAGGTGCGCGGGCGCAGAGGCGCGCAAGGCGCAGAGCGTCGCGCAGCGGGACGCCTTGCGCGAGAAGTACAAGAAGGAATACGAATCGAAGTTCGTTGAGCCAGAGGCAGAGAGCAAATGCCCTACGTGCGGACAAGCCTTGCCGGAAGAGCGTATCAAGGAGGCAATCGAGCGCGAGCGGCAGCGGTTCGCGGACAATAAGCGGCGCACGTTGCAAAGCATACAGCAGGACGGCGCGAAACTCAACGATGAAATCAAGGAGTTCGACGCGCAGGTTTCGCGGATGCAGGGAGAATTGCGCGAATTGGAAGCGCGGGCGGAAGCGGCAAAGAAGGCATTGGAGGATGCGCAGAAGGAAATCGCCGCATTGCCGGTCGATGTGGATTATTCG